GAACAAGTTGAAACACAGGACACCGAAAAGGCTACTCCTACAACTAGTTTTTTGGAATCAGAAAAGCAGACAAAACAACAAGAACACGATTTTCAAAAGCGTTATAATGATTTAAAAACTCATTATGATAAAAAAGTAAATGAGTGGAAAGAGAAGGAAAAATCTTTAGTTGAAAAACCAAAGTATGCTACACCAAAAAGTGTGGCTGAATTGGAAGAATTTAAAGAAAGATATCCCGATGTTTATGATGTTGTTGAGTCTATATCTCATTTACAAGCAGATAGACGAGTAGAAGATATTGAAACTCGTTTAACTCAATTGAGAAATCAAGAATCAGAGTTAACAAAACAAAACTCATTAAAAGAGTTAACTACTTTACATTCCGATTTTACAGAATTAAAAGATAGTGATGAATTTACTTCTTGGCTTAATGAACAACCAGAAAATATTTCAGATGGTATTTATAAAAATAATACTAATGCAAAATGGGCCGCAAGAATAATTGATTTGTATAAAGCCGAACACAATCTACAAACAAAACAAACGACTAAACCTAATGCCGCAGAAGCGATAACAAAAACTAGAAAAGGTTCTGTTACAGCAATTGATGGCAAAAAGATTTGGTCACTGTCTGAAATTTCAAAGCTGAAACCCGATGAATTTGTTAAATATGAAAAAGATATTGATAAAGCACGGGCAGAGGGGAGATTACAGGCATAATTAACATTTTAACTGGAGAGAAAAAATGGCAATAAGTAAATCAGCAGGTTATGACAACTTACCTTCGGGTAATTGGCTACCTGTAATATACAGCCAAAAGGTTCAAAAGTTTTTCCGTACTGCATCGGTTGTTGAAGATATAACCAACACTGATTATGCAGGAGAGATTGAAGCTTTTGGAGATACAGTTAACATTATAAAAGAACCAACGGTTAGTGTAAGTTCTTATACTAGAGGCGGAGCAATCAACATCCAAAATTTGGCTGATGACCAACTGCAACTAGTCGTAGACCAAGCTAATGCGTTTGCTTTTAAAGTTGACGATATCGAAGAAAGACAATCCCACGTAAACTGGGAATCTTTGGCTACATCTTCTGGGGCATATGCTCTAAAAGATTCTTATGACGAAAACGTACTGGCGGCTATGTTTAGTGCGGCAGGAACAGACCACGGCACAGTAGATTGTGGACATGGTACTGGCGATGTTGACCCACTAAATACTTTAGCGTTAGCATCAAAAACATTACATTCTAGTGATGTTCCAACTGATAATAGATGGACAGTAGGTACACCTGCATTTTATGAGCAACTTGCTCAAAGTGCATCAAAACTTATGGATTCTTCTGTTACTGGTGACGGGGCTTCCCCATTACGTAATGGTAGAGTTATCGCAGGTCAAATCCAAGGATTTAATCTGTACATGACTAACAACTTTGCAGGTCTTTATGGCTTGTTTGGACATATGTCTTCTACTGCTACTGCAAATGCAATTGCAAAAACAGAAGTAGTAAGAGACCCAGATTCATTTGCAGACATCGTAAGAGGTCTTCATGTATTTGGAAGGAAAGTGCTTCGTACGGATGCATTGACCAAAGCAACCTTTACTTACGATTGATGGGGGATTAGATTATGGCAACACATGCTAAAACAACCGGTGGAACTACCGGGCATCCTTCAACTAGAAGGAAACCATATTGGATTGAAAATACAATTGACAATTCATTATTTGACCCTGCGGCGGCGGACATTATTCAATGTCTGAACGTACCGGCAGAATCATTAGTCTTAGCGGCAGGATTAGAAGTTTTAACAGCTTCTTCTTCTTCTGTGACTTTTGATTTAGGCATTACAGGTTCTACAGCAGGTCACCATGACCCAGATGCTTTTGTAGATGCTTATGATGCTACAGGTGCAGGTCATGCACCAATGGATGCGACTGATGCGGCGGCTATGCTTATTTGCAAAGCGGCTGATACTGTTGATATTTTAACTGCAGGTGCAACAGACACTGCAGGTAAAGTCAGAGTATGGGCATTATTATGTGATATTAGTGGTTCAGATGAAACTGCTTCTAACTCATCATAAACTATACTAAACTAAAGGGGCATTAATTTGCCCCTTTTTATTAAAAAGGAATCATATGGCTAAATGGGATATGACAAAAAAGAATATAAATCCGGATGGAAAAGTAATTTCAACTGGGCAAACAATTACTCCTATATTTGACGATAATAGTAAATTAGAGAGTAGAGTATCTAATATAGAGAATAAATTAGATACAATATTAACCTTGCTTAATAAGGAGGCAAACAATGACAAGAATAGACCTAAGCCCATTTCGGGCAATGACAGTGGGATTTGATAGCTTATTTAATGATATAGCTGATTATAGACCCAACAATTATCCACCTTACAATATTGTAAAGTTTGATAATAAAACATACGAACTAAGTTTTGCAGTTGCAGGATTTTCTAAAAAAGAAATAAGTGTAACACAAAAAGAAAATTCTGTATTTATAGAAGGAAAAATTAATACAGAAAGTAAATTTGAACATGAGTATCTTCATAAAGGTATAGCAGAAAGAGATTTTAAACAATCTTTTAAACTATCTGAATACATGATTGTAACAGATGCAAAGTTAGAGAATGGATTGTTAAAAGTATTATTGGTACAAGAATTACCAAAAGAAAAACAACCTAAAGAAATTAAAATAAATTAAATAACTAGGGGTATCAAGAGAAATCACAAAGTAGCCTTGCTCTGCCCCCAATAAAAATATGATTAAAATATGGTTTATGTTAGTATTAATATCTATGCCAAATGCACCTTCTGTTAAATACAATGGATTTATATATCCAAATGAAGAAGAATGTCAAGTAGCAAGATATAAATTACACGAAACATATAATAATAAATCTACAGAATATAAATCAGCACTAATATTAGATTCATATTGTGTAGAATTTGAAAGTTTTCCTGTATCGGGATTAAATAAATCAATAGGATTTGGAGTATAATGGCAACTACTTATTTAACATTAACAAATAATGTTTTAAATGAATTAAATGAACCAGAGTTAACATCTACTACTTTTTCAAGTAGTCGTGGAATACAAACATCTGTGAAAAAATTTGTTCTTAAAGCAATGCATGAAATTTATAATTCAATTTCAGAAATACCAGATTTATATTTATCAACAACACAAGATACATATCAAGGACAAAGAGAATATAGTTTACCATCATCTGCTTCACCACAAAGTACAGATATAGCATACAGAAAAGTTGATTGGGATACATTTAGATTAGTGCCAAAAGAATTAGTTACTAATGGGGAGTTTACTAGTAATATAACAAGTTGGACTACAATAGCAGGTGCAGGAAGTGCCGCTTATAATAGTGGTGGTAATGGGAGAGCACGATTAAATGATTATGCTATTTATCAATCATTATCTACAGTAAAAAATACACAATATAGAATACAAGTAAAAACATTTGATTCTGTTAGTACAGGACAAGCGTTAAAAGTACAAGTTGGTACTGCGGCAGAAGGAACACAAAATTTAAGTACAACATTAACAGTTACAAATTTTGGTGATGGGGCAATATTAGATACGACATTTACAGCAACAGCACAAACTACATATATTACATTAAATAATACATCAACAGCAACTAATATGGATATTGATTATGTTCGTATATCTGAAAATACAGGGGTACAAAAATTAAAATATATATCTTATGATGATTGGAATAATAAATATTTAGAAAGAGATTTATCAAATAATTCATCTCACTATGGAAAACCCAATTTTGTCTATTCAACACAAAATAAAAAATTTGGATTAAGTCCTATCCCAGATTCTAGTTACTATACAGTACAATATGAATATTGGAAAATACATACAGATTTATCCGCACATGGTGATACAATAGATTTAGATGATAGATTTAAAGATGTAATTATTACAAAAGCAAAATATTATGCATATGTGTTACGGTCTGACCCACAAGCGGCATCAATGGCTGTAAAAGAATATGATAATCAGTTACAGTCTTTACGTTCAGAATATATTAATCCTAAAACATACATGAGAGATACGAGAATATAGAATGCCAGATACTTCACAAATAACTCCATTTACAGCAAGTTGTGGTGGGGGATTAGTTTTAAACAAAGATGTATTCACAATGCATCCCGGTGAAGCATTACAATTATCAAATTTTGAACCAAGTATTGAAGGTGGTTATAGAAGATTAAATGGAACAACAAAATATAATTCAACTATTGTACCACAAGTTTCTGCTTCTAATGAAAGAATACAATTTTCAGCTATATTTAATGATATAATTATAGCGGCTAGAGGTGGAACAGTTTATAGTGGAACAACAAGTGGCTCTTGGACTTCACGAGCAACAAGTAAAGGTACAACTTATACCTATGATTTTGATAAATTTAATTTTGATGGTAATGATAAAATAATTATTGCTACAGGAGAAGCGGCGGCATTTACTTTAAATACAAGTTATTCGGAAGATATAATAAATGCAACTGGTGGAGGTACTGCTCCAACTAATCCTAAATTTGTAAAATCATTTGCAAATCATATGTTTTATGGTGGTATGTCAAACGCTACATCTACATTAACGTTTTCTGGCCCATATACAGAAGATGATTTTGATACTGGTGGTGGTTCAATAATAATAGGTGATGTTATAACAGGATTAAAAGTATTTCGTGATGAATTATTTGTATTTTGTGAAACAAGTATATTTAAAATAGCAGGTACAAGTTCAAGTAATTTTGCAAAAGCCGAAGTAGCAAAAGGTATAGGTTCTACTGCACACCATTCAATACAAGAATTAGGTGGTGACCTTATATTTTTAGCGGCTGATGGTTTACGTACAATTGCCGGTACTGCAAGAATTGGTGATATTGAATTAGGTACTGTATCAAAACAAATACAAGATAGAATAAATGATATTACACATGATAATATAACAGCGTTAGTTATTGG